GGATGCTTTGACCGCTTCTAATTCTTCTAACTTCCAATACTCCGGCCAGAGCGGTTTATTAGAAGGTAGGATCGCCGGAAACTCAATCACTTCCCATTGATCGGCTTTGGCTTCCTTTTGCGCATTAATGAGTCGCCCGGTTAAATCTTTCGTATTCCATCTCGTCATCACCACAATAATAATTCCCCCCGGTTGCAAACGCTGACGAGGACCGGAGGTATACCATTCCCAAGTTCGTTCCAACGCATTCACGTTCAGCGCATCTTGTTCCGAGTGGGGGTCATCAATAATTAATAAATCCGCACCGCGGCCCGTGATGCTTCCTCCGACACCCGCGGCAAAATATTCCCCGCCTTCGTTCGTCTCCCAACGTCCTGCTGCTTTGGAATCTTCACGAAGTTTGGTATTGAAAATTTTTTGATACTCTTCGGAATCAATTAAGTGTTTCGCTTTACGACCGAATCGCACAGCGAGCTCCGTGGTATGCGTGGCTTGAATAATTTTTAATTTAGGATTTTTTCCAATCATCCATGCCGGCATGAGGTATGATGAAAATTCTGATTTTGTATGTCTCGGTGCCATATTGATAATGATTCTTTTTAATTCGCCCCTGGCCACCTTATTAAATTTTTCTGCCATAATTTTGTGATGGGACCCCTCGACAAAATCCGGCCAGACATATTTCACAAACGCCATAAAATCATCGCGGATCGCGGACTCCTTGCGTTTCTCTTCTAATTTTATTTTATAACGTAAGAATTCTTTTCTAGCTTCGCTAGGTAATTTACTTACATCAATATCTAAACCTTCTATTTGCATTTTTTCAAAATGATTTTACAGCCACTAAGTATACAAAATCAACATTATATATACAAACTATTAGTTACATACTTTGCAAAAAAGGTTGGTGGGGGGTCTAGAAAACTTTCCATTTCACAAACCTCTAGGGACCCCTACGGGCGGGTGGGCCCGCAGCTCACAAGAAAATTTGAATTTGTAGGGAGGGTGGGCCCGTGGGTCACAAGTGAGGTGCGACATAATGCGCACCCTTGGTAATGAAATATTACCATTTTTTTATTTACATTTAATCCCATAAAATGCTAGAGTGTAGACATGTTAAACGAAACAATTAAACAGTACGCAGTCCTTGCCGTGACTAAGTATGATAATATTCCAAATGGTTATTACAGTCATAACCTAAAAATATTTCATGCTCGTGGTCATGCTCTTGAGTATCTTAACTCAATGAACACTGCGTCAAAATACGAGGATGCTGATATAGAGTATTTGCTCTATGTCTTCGAACCCGAACCAAACACAAAATAATTTAGAGACGGGGGCCTCGGCCCCCGTTGCTTCGCTCTTTAACATCGTAGAAAGGATATAAAATGGGAAAAGTAAAACAATGGGGAGTTGAACAGGCAGAAGCTGACTACAGTCGCATCGCCACAAGTTCAATTAAGAACTACGATAACTTTGATGCTTGGAATTCTTACATGACAACCAAGTATCACCTGTTCACGCTCTTGTACGAGGACGAGCAAGTTCTCGAAGAAGTGAACCGCGAACAGTGGGACGAGTTCCAAGACCTACACAAAGACTAACAAGATTTAACTTGGGGGTGCTCATGCTCCCCCAGGTCTTTTTAAGAAAGGATAAACATGACTAAAAAAGAAAAAGAATATATGTACGCACTTGTTAAGAGTGTAAGCGTAATTCAAGACTGTCTTTTTGAGATTGCAAAAAGATTAGAAAAACTAGAAGGGACAAAAGATGGAAGAACTAAAAACTAAATACCCTGAACTTGATAAACTATTAGCTAAAGTATGGGGTGCAGGTGCGGACGCACTACACGAACTAAGAGAAGAAATAAAAAAACATCTTGAAGACCTGGGTAATGATGACCTGGATGAGGCCTTTGAGGAAATAGAAAACACACTCGATAAGGTTGAAGAGTTAGACACATATCGAGACAAAATCAGAGAAGTCCTGGGTATGCCACCTATAGGACTAGGTGATTAAATTAAAAAAGGGGCGCTTAGGCGCCCCTTTTTTTTGAGGTGCTATTAACAACCTCGGTTCATGCTTAAAAGCAAGTCTCTGACAATTAAAAATATATATTAATAAATAATTTATGCAATAGTTTTGTGCAGCTCTAAGGCTGTATTTTTTTTATTTTAATTGGGAGGGTGGGCCCACAGGCCACAAGCTATAGGGAGGGTGGGCCCGCAGGTCACAAGCTTCGTAATTATTTATTACCGTTTTTTTCTTCTAATAAAATTTAAATCGTGCTAGGGTCTTAGATAGAAAGGATAAATATTATGTTATCAAATGAAGCATTAAGCAAAATAAAGAAAGGGACTAAGTTAGTCGTTAACAATGGTCTTGGTCGTTGTAATGCAATCTCCATGGAAAGTGTTAGACAAGGTAAAGGATATAAAAAAACTTTACTTGTTGACTTGAAAGGTAGTGAGATTGGGTTCTTTGATGAAATCGGAAGTGTTTATACTTCTGACATTTTAGAAGTCGAAGGAAATAACAACACGACGACAAGTAGCAATTTTAAATCATTTAAAGATTTAGGTTGTACTTTTAATTTTCATGGGTTCGACGGTGAAACCACAGAACTACTTGAAAGAGACTTAATGGCAAAGTTAGAAAAGCTATGAGTAAATTAATATTTAAATCTAGTGGGGCGCTTAAGCGCCTCGCTAGTGGAACACTTCAAGCTAATAAATTTCGTATTCCTTATTCAGATAAGCACACAGATGAAAAGGGTATACTGTTTGTTAAGGATGACGGAATTTATGTCATGAACGCGTACGCCGGTGGAGTACCACCGAACAAGCTAGGGACGGTAGCTTATGCCAAAGGATTTGATCCTAACAAAGATAAGAACGTTTGGGACAAATCGAGGGACGCGGTCGGCGGAGATGATTTCGGCGAGTTCATAAGACTAAGTTCAAACCAACTAACACGCTTAGAAATGGGGCATGACTTAGAACTTGAGGTTAGTCCGACAACTATTGAGGTGACAGTATGACACTTAAAGAAATAGTAGAAGAAAAAGAAAATTCTGTAATCGAATTATCACAAGAAATCAGAATTTTAAAATCAGTGGATAGACTCAAGGCTGAATACAAGCTATTAAAAGAATTAGCAAGGACCTACGAGTCATCCACCAATAAAGATATAAACAAGATTAACGGGTTTGTTGAAAACTACCCGTTAAAAGAATCTTTAGTAGAAATATGGGATTGACACAATCCCATATTATGCTAGAATAATATTATGTTTGAAAGTGGTTATTCAAATATCCTTGGTGTAAGCCATTTTAGTACGTTTGAGTTCGTGCCAAGGTTACAAATAAACGCAACGCAAAGTACCTTAACCAACCGGCGTGTATGCTAGCGTACACGCCATGAGTCCGATAGTACCGCGTGGTAATATCCTGTGAAAACTATCAACCCCGAGTCTTCCGGCTCGGGGTTTTTTTATATCCAGGTCTTTTTTATTTTTTTTTAGGGAGGGTGGGCCCGTAGAGCACAAGCTTTTATAGGGTGGGTGGGCCCGCAGCTCACAAGCTTTATAGGGTGGGTGGGCCCGCAGGCCACAAGCCGCGAGTAATAATTTATTACAAGCCGCGAGTAATAATTTATTACCAATAAAATTTTCCTGGATTTATATTTTTTCTTGTATTATGGGATTTTATGGTATAGATTTTTATTAATTATTTTTAGAAAGGATAATTAAAAATGAAATACGAAAAGTTCGAAGACATTACGGGAACACACTTACAAGGATATATCAGTACTTCTTATGATAATATTGTGAGTGTATTAGGCAAACAACACCACGACGGCGACGGTTATAAGGTTGACGCCGAATGGTCTGTTAAATTTGAAGACGGTACTATTGCAACGCTTTACAATTGGAAGAATGGAAAAAATTATCTAGGCGATGAGGGTTGCGATCTTGAAGAAATCGAAGAATGGAATATAGGGGGCCACAGTCCGCGCGCCGTGGACCTACTAACCAATCTTTTAAATAAATCCGATAACGCTTTATTAGAAAGTTTGGAGGATGTCGTCGGTCAATTTCAAATGAAAAAAATTGATCAAAAGCAAGTGGTCCAAACTTTGAAAAGTTTGGTTTTATTCTATGAATAAAAAAGAAGCGATCAAAATTACGGGGGGCTTGTCGAAGCCCTCCAAAATGCCAGGATTTGCCTATAACTTGCCCGCGACCCGTTGCAAAGTAGGGTCCAAGCTTGCAAAAGTTAAAGGCTCTGTTTGTCATGGATGCTACGCGCTCAAGGGCCGTTATCGTTTCCCGAATGTGAAAGAAGCATTAGAGAGACGATACAAGCAAGCAATGACGAATAAAGATTGGGTTTTTGGTATGGTGTATTTAATTAATACATCAAACAAAAAAGAGTTTCGTTGGCACGATGCAGGCGACATTCAGTCGTTGGAACATCTCCAACGGATATTTCAGGTTTGCGAAATGACGCCAAGCGTTAAGCATTGGTTGCCAACGCGTGAATCTGTTATCCTTTCTAACATCAACGCGGACGACGTGCCCGACAATCTGATTATCAGGTTGTCGGCGTCCAAGGTTGACGGGCCAGCTCCGAAGAGTTGGCCGTGGACCTCCACGGTTGTGACGAAAGGGAAGACTTGCCCCGCGGCGGAACAAAACAACGAATGCAAAGACTGTCGCGCGTGTTGGGATAAGTCAGTCAAAAACGTAGCCTATGGTAAACACTAGAAAGGATAAAATGAAAAAAGAAATAGTACTTGATAAGCTATCCGACAAAATAGCTGCCATGACTGTCAATGATTTTTCAAATCTAGTTGACAAGCATGACTTAGGCATAGAAGATTTGGATAAAATATTCTATGCTTTAAGAAACATTTTATACTTAGAAAGGAAAACTAAATGACACTAGAAGAAGCTATTAAACTAGAGGCCGTATTCGATAAAAGAAAATCGCCTTATGATATTTTAGAATTTTTGGACACAACCTATTATTCTAAAAGCAAGGATAAGGAAATTCGATACGGTGATATTCACGTCGCGCATTTCATTAGAATTTTTCAGAAGCAAAAAGAAAAAGGCGTAAGTGAATTTTTTGAATTTATTAAAGGTTGGGGTGATGAGGGAAAATTTCATGGCGCCTGATCAAAGACTTACACCCATAGTTAAAATCCTGGCGGTTCTCCGTCGGGATTTTTTGGCTCACGAACCAGGGACCGCGGCTCAGGCACAAGCGTACAAGCGCTACGATAAAGTGCTCAAGCTGCAGGCCACAGGCGTTTTCTATATTCCAAAATTTTAATGAGGCACAGGCTACAAGCGGGCGGGTGGGCCCGTAGGACACAAGCTGCGACTAATTGTCGCAGAGACAGTTTTTCACTTGACTCCAACCTTCAGCGATGCCCGGGTGGGTGGGCCCAGAGGATACAAGCTCGCGGATCGCGGACCCTGGATAAAGAATAGGGGAACGGGGACCGGGGGTCTTTATAAGGATATAGCTGCCCGTGGGATGCTTCACGTGGAAGGATATTTGATGCGGTGAAAAGGTTATTTTTTTACTAGCAGTTACTTTTAGTTCAATTGTAAAAAATCCTTTAGTTTCAGTATGACAAAGCAGATCGGGGACACCCGCAGAGGCCCAACTTTCTAGCCTTGTAAAGGAAATTGTGGGAAGATTTCTACGTACTTCGTTCCAGAATTTTGACTCTGGTTTCATAGTAAGAGTTTAGTGGATAGTTTGTCGATTAATACCGGTTAAATGCTCAAAGATGAATATCTGTTCGGGAGTCATTTTGTTCAAATGATGCATTAAAAAGTCGGGGCGAAAGAAATATTTCTCTTGCAAAAAATCCATTTGTTCTAATGTAGTCGGACCTTCTCTATTATCTGATTCTATTTCTTCGTCTAGTTTTCTTAGTTCTTCTAAATCTTTTTTAATTTTGGACATAACTAAAACCTTATACTAATTTCTTTCTTAAAGAAAGTGGAAAACCTAGGGGATCAACTAAGCTTTCCACTATTTATATATAGTACATCTTACTTGAAATTACAATTACAAAATATATAACTAAATTATGGGACTACCTAAAGTATTAACCGAACAACAACAAAAGTTCGCCATGTTATTAGTCACTAATGAGGGACGAAAGACACCAACAGAATGTGCTGTCGAAGCAGGATATGCAGAAGGCTCGGCACACGTCAGAGCATCAGAGTTACGAAACCCAAGAAAGTTTCCCCTGGTTGTTAAACATATTGATGAGCTCAGAGCCGAGCTTCAGGAAAAGTATAAAGTGGATTATGGTTCACATATTGCAGAGCTTGCAAAACTAAGAAATGAAGCAAGAGAAAAGGGAGCGTGGTCGGCCGCTATTAATGCAGAAGTAGCGAGAGGTAAAGCTGCAGGGCTGTATATTGAACAGAAAATTATTAAGCATGGAAAATTAGAAGACTTGACAGAGAAAGAATTGGAAGCTAGATTATCCCATATAATAGATGAAAACAAACTTCTATTAGAACATGAGGATATCGACACCTTAAAAGACAAAGTCAAAAATCCTCGAGAAATGAGAAAGGTAAATGAAGATGAAACAACAGAGGAAGAAACTCCAACATCTTGACTTGTTTAGTGGTATTGGTGGTTTCTCTTTAGGACTAGAAACTGCCG